TGGATTCAAATTCTGAGCGAGTTGCCGTGGAAAATCCGGTTATGCACAAGTATGCGCGGGAGATTATCGGGCGTGGGCCAGACTTCACTTGCCAACCGTGGCAATTTGGCGATGCGGCAAAGAAAAGAACCTGTTTCTGGACTAGGGGGCTAGAACCCCTGAGCCCCACAAGTAATATGTCGGCAGATGATGCCGTGGCCGAGGTTCACTTGATGCCGCCTAGTGCCGATAGATGGAAAAAGCGCAGTATCACTTATCAAGGCATAGCATCTGCTATGGCCGAACAATGGGGGCAGTAGAAGCCCTTAGAGGCCCATACGGGCACGTTAAGCAAAAAGTAATACCAACCATAGGGGTGACACATGAAGGCTGAAAAGCTGCTAGAACGGCTAGAAATGGTTAGAAAAACAGGCACTGGTAAATGGATTGCTCGTTGCCCCGCGCATGATGACGGGACGCCTAGTCTATCAGTAACTGAGATAGAAAACGGGAACCGCGTTTTAATCCATTGTCATGGTGGATGCGGGGCATTGGATATTCTGGAAAGCATAGGAATGGACTGGTCTGCGCTATATCCAGATGAACAAGAGAGCTATCGCCCTATGTGGCGTTCTAACAATGAGCAAAAGGCCATTGATGACATGATAATTGCCATTGCTCAGGCTAGGCGCGACAAGGGCGAAAGGTTGAATGAGGTTGATAAGCAAGCCCTAATTCAAGCAAAGCTAAGAACTCTAGGATAATTCGGACAAAAAATATAAATTTGTGTCCTTTACATAGTTAAGTCAATAGTTTAGGGGCATAAAAACCCCAGTTGGGATTTTATCATTCAATTTATGATAGGAACTGCAATTGCAGTTTTGTTGCGTTAACTAGTTATCCAGCACAGCACTTGATATTATGTGCTTGCGCCTAGCTGCGGGTAGCTCCCGTAGTGAAAACAGCCACTCTCCCTGCTGGCGCATTCTAATTGGAGAGACTTACTTGGAGAGATTATGAACTTCTATCCGTTCCATATTGGCGATTTTAAATCGCATACAGACCATTTATCCCCGATTGAAGACATAGCCTATCGGCGTTTGCTTGATTACTACTACCTTCACGAAAAGCCACTACCAGATGATTCCGAATTTCTGTCCAAGCGAATTAGGCTAGACGATATCCAAGCCATTCAATATGTGCTTACTGAGTTCTTCACGCTAATTGACAAGCACTGGCACAGTTCACGCGCCGATTCTGAAATCGCTAAGTACCAAGAGAAGTCTGCCAAGGCTAAAGAATCAGCTAACAAGCGTTGGCAATCCGGTGGTAATGCGAACGCAATGCGAACGCAATGCGAAGGCAATGCTACCAATACCAATACCAATACCAATACCAATACCAATACCAAAGGTTTTATTAAGCCAAAACCTGATGAAGTTGAGGACTATGCAAAGCAAATAGGGTTCTCTCTTGATGGTAATTATTTTTGCGATTACTACGCAGCCAGAGGCTGGCAGCTAAATTCAGGGCCAATAAAAAGTTGGAAAGCTGTGGTTAGGACTTGGAAAAGGAATAGAAAAGACGATAAAGAGTTTAAGCCGAGGGAGATAATTATATGAATATTCCTCATAACGTGGATTTTAGAGACTACATCAGCATTATCGGGGAAGCCGAGGCCCAAGAAATACACCATGCTGGATTCTGGAGGGAGCAGATACATGAGAGGGCAAAGAATCTTGAGCTTTCTGGCGATTTGCTGCCTTGGAGCAAGGTAAGTCAGCGTTTCAAACTGCGGGCTGGCGAGGTCACATTGTGGGCTGGTATGAATGGTCACAAAAAATCAATGGTACTAGGTCAGGTAGCTCTATCGCTAATGTGCCAAGGTAAGAAGATTGCGATTGCCTCTCTTGAAATGAAGCCAGAGGAAACACTTTGGAGGATGTGCCAACAAGCAGCAGGGCTTACAGTAGGTCAACCAAGTCAGGAATTTATTAATACGTTCATGGACTTAGCTAATGAGCATCTTGTTATCTATGACCAGCTAGACTCAGTTAAGACTGAGAAGATATTGGGCTTTGTGAATTACTGCGGCAAGGTCTTAGAGTGTGACCACATCATGATTGATTCCCTAGCTAAGTGTGGCATTGGTGTGGAGAACCGAGAGGGAGAGGCAGACATTATCAATCGGCTGGCTTGGTCTGCAAAACACTTAAACACTCACATTCACCTAGTCTCTCATGTCAGAAAGCCACAGAGCCTGGGTGAGGAATATATCCCTACAAAGTTTGATGTCAAAGGCTCAAGTGCCCTAGTTGACTTAGTTGATAACCTAGTTATCTGTTGGGCTAATAAGAAGCGGGAGTCACTGAAAGAACTAGGTCAATTAGACGAAAAAGAGCAGGAGTATTTCGATAAAACTTTTGACCAGCTACTTATCATAGCCAAGCAAAGGCATGGTAGATGGGAGGGTAAAGTAGGACTTTATCATCATCAAAGTCTGCAATTTGTGTCCAGGGAGGGCAAGCCAATAGACTACAAAATAGACCAAGTGTTTGATATTAAAGAAGAAAACACTGAAGAGAAAATAATTCACCAAATTGAGTTTTAGCTGTTGACAAAAATAGTATTATCCATAATAATTTAAATTCCATAGGAGGAAAAACAATGAGTAAATTACAAGATTACATAGAAAAAAATATTGCTGACTACGTTATCAAAAACGGCTACGCAGACATCAAAGACAAAAATGTGGAAGAGGAGCTTCACATTCTCAGTCACGATGAGAGCTTCCTGGATGAGGTGATGCATCACATTGATGATGCCGCAGAAGCCCAGATACTGCTTACTAAGGCGGTGAACGGTGACTTTGAGGCAAACCTAAAATATTTAGGCATGGTCAAAAAAGGCATGAAGTCATACTTAGCTTACATCCTAGATGATTTGGCTTTTGAAGGGCTTCTAGAGGAGTGGCAAGACAACTACTCAAAAGAATATGCCGAAGAGCAAAGAATAGACTACCTGACAGAGATGAGTCGTATTTAATTTAGGAGGAAAAATGAAAACTAGCGAATCACTAAGACATTTTGCGCCAGCTTTTAGAAAGGCGCAAAGCGAGATGGAGGCGGTTAAAAAAGACCAATCCAATCCATTTTTTAAATCTAAATACGCAAACATTGAGTCAATTATTGACTGTGTTACGCCAATTCTGAATAAAAATTACCTGTCCTTTTCACAGCATCCGGTATCTACGGAGCGAGGAGTAGGCGTTACAACCATCCTGATGCACGATTCGGGTGAGTGGATACAAGAGTCTTACACTTTGCCTATAGCGAGTCCTAAGCCACAAGAAGGTGCTGCTGCGATTACTTATGCGCGTCGGTATGGTTTGCAGTCCATTTGTGGATTACGGGCCTATGATGACGATGATGGCGAAAGGGCAATGGGGAGATGAGATTAATAGACTGCGAACAGGGTAGTGAGGAGTGGTTAAAAGCTAGATTGGGAGTACCGTCTGCCTCTAACTTCTCTAAAGTTTTAAAAATAAACGGAACACCGTCAACTCAGGCCAAGGCTTATGTTGATGCGCTGGTAGCAGAGGCTATTACAGGTGAATCTACTTATGTAAAGGTAACTGATGCTATGCAACGTGGCACTGAGTTGGAACCCTACGCTAGGGACAGGTACATCATAGAGACTGGGAACCAAGTTCAGGAAGTAGGCTTTTGTCTTCATGATGATTATCAAGCTGGTGCAAGCCCAGATGGTTTGGTTGGTGACGATGGAGGCTTGGAAATTAAAGCTCCTCTGGGAGGTACTATGGTATCTTATTTAAGAGGTGGTAAATTGCCCAGTAAATACTTTCAGCAGGTACAAGGCTGCATGTATATCACTGGTAGGAAGTGGTGGGACTTCATGGCATACCATCCCGACATGAAGCCCTTGATAGTTAGAGTGGATAGAGACGAATATTTTATATCTTGCCTTGATGAAACTCTAAGAAAAGTAGTGGATGAAATTGAAAAATTAGTCAATAAATATTCGGAGGAATAAATGCAATACGATAACACTAACAGAGGTGCAGTTTGGAAGAATGAAACCGATAACCCTAAAGCACCAGCACTAAAAGGCGAGTGCAACATAGGAGGGACTGACTATCTAGTGAGTGCCTGGAAGAACGACACTTCAGATAATCCCAAAAGACCAG